TTACCATTAAGAAATGGCTAGAAAAAAGAAAAATCCATTTAAGTTGAATCCCGAGTGGATGTTGACCGAACCCATCGATTTCGAATACAACAAATATACCCTCTTGGATTACATACAGAAATGTGAAAAAAGTTTTGAGGGTTTCAAAATTTATCCTGACTTTGTTGAACTTTCCCTTCATTTGGCAAATGTTCAATCCATCTTCAAAGAAAAATTAATTCTCACCACCGACAAAAAGTTTGAATTTTGTGACGATGAAATTCTTTTGAAAGAATTAACCCCCAAGAGGTTACCAAGTCTTAGTGAGGATGATTTCGATGAACTCGAAAAAACTTTAATGTATTCGGGAAACAAATTGATGGATGCCTTTAGTATTGGTAAGTCCATTTGGTCTATCGTTTTTGAATCAACCGCCGTTAAACTCAAGAAAAATAAAAGAGGTCTTGATAAAGGATATGGATACATATACTTCGGAATCAAAGACCTGAAACAATTTTTCATTTGGGAGTATTCCATCAAGAAGATGAGAGGAAGGACCCAAGAGTCAAAAATATATCTCAATAAAATCTACGAGGGTAATCCTGAGGGTGAAGTTTTGTCTGAGATAATCCAAAAAAACACCTCATGGATTGGAGACCCCCAACAAAGTAAGTTACCTGTCTTCGAGGTATATTCCAATCAAAACTTTCCTTTTGAAGAGACCTTGGTTCCGATGGTAAAGAGAAAGGTCTTGTCGTACATCTTACAAACTTTACCCCAAGAAAAGATTGAATCGTTTGATAGTTTGAAATTTTCTTCTTAAGTTTGTCCCATGAGTGTTAACAAACGAATCCTAACTCGGGAACAGACTTTAGAACATTTAGAAAAGAAGACGTTGTCTGAGCTTTACGCAAAGGTCGATGTCTTTATTTTCTACGATGACTTGGCTCATCGTGTTTTTGATATGTTTGTGGGGGGGATGAATGAGACACAAATTAAAAAACTTATCAAAAACAAACTTTAGTTATGAAGTGTATCAAAGCCTTGAAACCGAACAATGGATACAAAGTCGGTGCCATTTTAAGAACAGACGAGTTAACTGCCGACATTCGTGTATCGGGTGGTGATTGGATGTTCATCCCCAAGTCAGAATGGAAACTCGAGACCCGTGGAGAAGTGGTTCCACAAGAGACCCCCACTGAAAATGGGGGTAAGAAGAAAAAAAGTAAGAAAAATCAGGTAGAACCCCTATAAAATGGAGGGCACTGACTTAAAAAAGTTTCTTTTTAAGATTGATACACCTACTTATATTGGGTATATTTCCCATTACATTCTAAAACGCTCATTGGATGAGACACAAGAATTAATTGATAAGTTGGTCGACGAGGGACTTGTTGGGGAATCTGAATGGGTAAAAAAATACTATTACTACAAAAATGAAAACGAAAGTAAAACTTGAATATGTGTGGTTGGATGGTTACCAACCTGAACCAAACCTTAGAAGTAAGGTAAAGGTCATTGACCTTGACCACACCAATAAATTGATTCTTTCGGATTGTCCTGAATGGTCCTTTGATGGTTCTTCAACCCAACAAGCCGACGGACATTTTTCCGACTGCATTTTGAAACCCGTTCGTATTTATCCGAACTTCCTGAACAAAGGGTACCTTTCATCTTACTTTGTAATGTGTGAGGTTATGAACCCTGATGAAACACCCCATAAGTCCAATACCCGAGCAATTGTGGGTGACGAGCAAGAAGACCTATGGTTTGGGTTTGAACAAGAGTATACCATCATAGAAGATGGACGACCACTTGGATTTCCCAAGAACGGTTACCCTGCTCCTCAAGGTAGATATTACTGTGGAGTTGGAACCAACCAAGTCAATGGACGTGAGTTTGTGGACGAACACATGGAGATGTGTATCAAAGCAGGGATTGACATCACTGGTACCAATGCTGAGGTACTTTTAGGTCAGTGGGAATACCAAGTGTTCAGTAAGGGAAAACTAAAGGCTGGTGACGACCTATGGATGTCTCGTTACATCCTTCAACAACTTAGCGAAGAAAAAGGATACGAGATTGAGTTCCACCCCAAACCAGTTCAAGGTGACTGGAATGGTTCGGGACTTCACTGTAACTTCTCCAACGATAAGATGAGAGACGAAGGTGGTGAGGATTACTTCAAAAACATCTTCCGTTCCTTCGAATCCCGTCACCAAGAACACATTAAGAATTACGGTTCAGACAATTACTTACGTCTAACTGGTAAACACGAGACTCAGTCAATCGACAAGTTCAGTTGGGGAGTTTCTGATAGGGGGTCTTCCATTCGTGTACCGCTAGCTACGGCGAAAGAGTGGAAAGGGTACGTTGAGGACCGTAGACCAGCGTCGAATGGAGACCCCTACAAAATTGTAAAAGTTATCGCAGATGCTCTGGACTTTGCCTTACATTTGGATAAAATTAACTATAACATGACTGTTAAGGTTGACGTGGAGAAAGCGAAAGAAGCTCTTGCTTACCTTGGGGGACATGATTATGATGAAGAAGAAAGAACTATCGATAACATCGGAAAAGAGTAATGGGAAAACCTTATTTTGAGCAACGGCTCACGTACACATCTGACGGTCGTCTTATGGACGAGAATGGAAACGCTATCATGATGGAGTGGGAGAGACCCATCATGGAGAAAAGTGCGGAGATTGTCTGCCGAAATAAGGGAAGAGTTCTGAACGTTGGGTTTGGGATGGGTTTGATTGATTCGTTTATTCAAACTCATGGTGTCGATGAACATTGGATTATCGAACCTCATCTTGATGTCTTCACCAAAATGATGGACGACGGATGGCACCTCAAACCCAACGTCAGGATTCTACATGGAGACTGGCAGTGGTTCATGAAATACCTCCCTAAGTTTGATGGGATTTACATCGACACTTGGGCTGAGGAGATTTGGGATTTCCAACGAAACGTTCCAAACATGCTTAAACCCGATGGCATCTTTTCTTTCTTCAATAACCCAAGAGGTGATGAGAATGGAATTCATATGACCAAAACTGAGTTTGACATTCTAACTCCGATTTGTAATATTGAATATGAAACCATGGAAATCCCTTCTATTGATGGACCTGAGCGTCAAACAACCAACGGAGGTTTCTATTGGCATTCTGAATGGAGAACTTATTATTGTCCAATTCTAACACTAAAATAAAATGTCAGAACCTACATCAACTTACGAGTTCGTAAATCACCCTAATCATTATGGCGGAGAAACAAACACATATGAAGTCATCAAAATTATCGAAGCTTTGGAGATGGATTTTCATCTCGGTAATACTTTTAAGTACATCGCTAGGGCTGGTAAAAAAGAAACAGACAGAGAAATCCAAGACCTAAAGAAAGCCCTTTGGTACTTGGAAAGAAAAATTCAACTACTTGAGAACAAATGATATTTTACCTATTGATGGGTATTCTTGTATCATGGTTCATGGATTGGTTGACTTTTAATACCCCCTATCAACTCACTAACTGGGAAAGATTTCTCATGGCTCTGATTTGGCCCTTGATGTTTATCTTTGTCGTTGTGAAATTTATAAAAGAATTTATTAATAATGAATGAAGATTATATCGGTAAAGTCGTCAATGGTGACTGTATCGAAGTTATGAAGACCATGGAAGAAGGTTCTGTGGATTTGATTGTTACCTCACCACCCTATGGTGTTGGTATCGATTATGATGTCCACGAAGATGATATGGTTTGGGAGGAATATGTAAAATTTACATATTCGTGGATGGAACAAGCATACCGAGTCCTTAAAGACGACGGAAGGATTGCCTTGAACATCCCCTATGAGATTAACCGTCAAGCTAAGGGAGGTCGTATCTTTATGGTCTCTGAGATTTGGCAGATTATGAAGAAAATTGGTTACAAGTTCTTCGGGGTTGTTGACTTGGAAGAAGAGTCTCCACACAGAAGTCGTACCACAGCTTGGGGGTCTTGGATGAGTCCATCTGCCCCGTACATCTATAATCCAAAGGAATGTGTCATCTTGGCTTACAAGAAGAACCACATCAAGAAAGTTAAGGGTGAACCTGAGTGGGTTGGTGAACTTGGGGAACGTGAGGACAAGAATGGTGTTATGAAACCAAAGACTTTCTACACTGAGGAACAAAAACGTGAGTTCATTGATTTGGTATTTGGTCAGTGGCATTACTTTGCCGATACAAGGAGTCTTACCAAGGCAACCTTCTCAATGGATATTCCGACTAAGGCAATCAAAATCTTGACCTACAAGAATGACTTGGTGTTGGACCCATTTGCTGGCTCGGGTACCTCGATGGTTGCTGCCGAGACTCTTAATCGTCGTTGGATTGGTATTGAACTTAGTCCAAACTACTGCAAGGTTGCCAATGAAAGGGTTGGGTTTTTTGTTCAACAGAAACGTCAACAAGTGTTGGATTTTAAAAAAGAAGAAGAGTAGATTGTTGAAAACTATGTCATCAAAAAATTTGACTGGTCGGTTTTTTATTTGTATTTTTACACTTTAAAACCCTTTTTACTATGACAAGTATTGATATTGTTAACCTCGTTGGTTGGTCGGTTATGCTCGTTGCTTGGGTCACCAAATGGTACCTCACTCGCAAAGAAAATAGAATGTCTGAACAACTTGACGAAAAAATTCTCGTGGCAAAAACACCTGAGGAAATTAACCAAGTGGAAAGAATTTTCATTGAACTTCACGACAAACGTTTCGGACTCACAGGTTCTTATGGAATTTTTATTTTGTTTATGGTCTTCGGACTTGGTTTGTTCATCTCTAACCTTATTCATTTAATCGCAAAATAAAATGACAATACTGCCCCCATCTTAAGATGGGGGTTTTTTTATTCAGGAGATTTTTTGTATCTTTGTCGTATGAACTTAGAGACTTTACATCGGTACTATGAAGATGGGTTGTTGTACAAACAAACTCACCCAACCCTTCCATTGACTATATGGAACTACACTGAAAAGGTTCAGTATGAGGGACTGTGGGACGAGGTGACTCTGCAATGTCGAGGTTTAATTACTGAAGATACTACCGGTACGATTTTGGTTCGCCCTTTCAATAAGTTCTTTAATTACGAGGAGGTTGTTGGAAAGGGTATGATACCTACAAAAGGTGACTATGTGTACATCCAAGAAAAGATGGATGGGTCCTTGGGTATTCTTTTCAACTACAAAGATGAATGGATTATGGCAACTCGTGGTTCATTTACCTCTGAACAAGCCATAAAAGGTCTTGAGATTGTTAAATCTAAGTATTTCTTGGGTTCATGGGCTAAGGAATATGCTTACTTGGTAGAAATCATCTACCCTGAAAACCGTATCGTTGTTGACTACGGTGAGGAAAAGGTGACTTTTTTATCTGTGGTTTTGAATGAGAGTTGGAAATGGAAACCAACGGACGACACTGAACTACACTGGACTACCGCAAAGATGATTCTACATGCTAACGGTGTTAAAGATAATTTGGTAAAAACT